TCATAGACGATATGCGGAGAGATTTCTGTAAATTCCATGAATTACTAAGATTACTCGATCGTTATCCATACCGTGTGGAAACTAAAGGAGGAACACGTCAATTTAAACCTAAAAGGATTTATATCACCAGTCCATACCCACCGCAGGAATTATTTGAAACACGAGAAGATCTCGGTCAATTATTACGAAGAATAAAGCAAATTAAAGAATTTAATTAAATGCATATAAAGACTATTTATAATATATATTATATACTACAAATGAAATATGCAAACACCAAATCCAAAGCAAAGAAATCTTCTGGAACTGCTAAAAAGCGTTCTAGAGGGTATTCTAAGCCTTCTAAATCTTTTCAAAAAGCCGTTGAGTCAGTGATCCATAAGAACAATGAAAACAAAGAGGCGTATCACGAAGTTGATTCGCTCGCCTTTAACTCAGCGATTAATTCCACAGGCGATATGCAAAAAGTCCTTCCTAATATAGGTAACGGCACAGCCGAAAATCAACGTGTAGGAGAACAAATTCGAGCACAACGTTTATCTATTAAAGGACATTTTATATTATCTACATCAAATAACAATACATCTAACTCGCGCATCGGAGTTCGAATGATGGTCGTACAGCCTAAAAATCTTTCAGCATACCCAGAGGTATCAAACAATACATCTTGGCTGCAGCAGATGCTGAAAAAGGGTGGTACGAATGTCGCCTTTACAGGTCTTATAAGTGACTTATATGCCCCTATTAATACTGATCAGGTCACCTGTTATTCAGATAAACTTTTTTATATAACTATACCGTATCTATATCAAGGTCTTGGCCTTGATCCATCGACTACGTTGGCATCGTGGGATTTATCTAAGGCTACTAAATTTTTTAGTATTAACCTTAAAGTAAAGAACAAGTTACTAAAGTATGATAAGAATTATAATACGTTACAACCTACCTCGTATAGCCCCATTTTGGTGTTAGGATACAGTCACCTTGACGGATCCTCGCCTGATATAACCACCACTCAGGTGATTATGTCTTATATAAGTGTCGTCGAGTATGAAGATTCCTAATTTATTTAATCATGTGACGTAGTCACCCGCCCCCGAATAGGGGATAGGCGGAAGAAAATTACATGGGGGAGAGTCGAGCGCAGCGAAGATTCCCATCCAGCATGATATTAAAACTTGATAATGGTCTGGGCTAGTATTACCCCAGACTAAAAGTAAATCTCTTAAAGTAATTTTAATTACGAAAAGAAAGAAAAGTATTTAAAGATATATTATTATATAAAATATAATAAGATATGAATATTTGTAATACAGAGGGGGAGAAAAACAGCGTGCAGTCATGGTGTTTTACTATCAATAATTATACAGAAGAAATTTATCAACAATTTATTAGTCAAGAATCTATTTACACTGTATGCGGCAGAGAAATCTGCCCAACAACAGGTACGCCTCATTTACAAGGTTACGTGTATTTTGCTACTAAAAAATCTTTTAAACAATTGAAGAAGTTGTATCCTACAGCCAACTTTAGAAATGCTAATGGAACGCCTGAACAGGCTTCTATGTATTGCAAAAAATCTGATAAGGATTATTTTGAAAAGGGCGATTGTCCTCGACAAGGCAAGCGCTCAGATCTTGATGATGTTCGTCAAGTCATTGCTAATGGTGGTGGTATGCGTCAGGTGGTTGATATCACTACATCTTATCAATCTGTTAAAATGGCCGAACAAATATTAAAATATAAAGAAAAACCAAGGAATTGGGAGTGTGATGTCTTTTGGTTTTACGGTAAAACAGATACCGGAAAATCAAGGGCTGCTTTTGAACTGGCGGGGGAGGATGCTTATCCGTGCTTGAGTACGGGGAAGTGGTTTGATGGATATGATGCACATGAAGATGTAGTCATAGACGATATGCGGAGAGATTTCTGTAAATTCCATGAATTACTAAGATTACTCGATCGTTATCCATACCGTGTGGAAACTAAAGGAGGAACACGTCAATTTAAACCTAAAAGGATTTATATCAC